GAAAAAAGGGGGAATGTCCGCAGAAAGTGCGGGGTAAAAATATCAATGGGGGTGGGGTCTGTTGCGGGAAAACAACGGGTATAGGGGGAGGAACATATTGGAATGAGCGGAATAGTGTATGGGTCGTGCGCGGGTACCGTCACGCGCAGCGGGGGGTGGCGGGGGTGTAGGGTGTCGCGCGTCGGGTATTTCTTTGACGCATGGGGGTCGATTTCTTTGACGCGTGCCAGGACGACGGGCAGTCTCTTGTGAAATTTCACAGCCGTCCACTAGGTGGTCATAACATTGTTATGCAGCGAATGGGTTGCACTAGCAGTGCATTTGTATATACTTATGACTGGTAGGACTAGCGCCTACCCTGCTCTGTAAAAATCTGGAACCGATACGGGGAACACCACTAAAAACTAGGAGTGAATTCCCATGTCAAAAATCAATGTTTCCAATCTGATCAATGCCTATAACGCGACTGAAAAAGCATTCGGCACTTTCACAAAGGAAGTGGCGAAACTGTACTCAGGCTGCAAAGTTGCCGCCGACTACGTTGCACGACGCAAGGAAGTCAACACGGCAATCGACCAACGGTTCGGAGATACCGTGGACGGTAAAGCACTTGCCACAAAGGTAAAGGCAAAAACGAACACGGTTCTGAACCGGCTGCTACCAGATGGGGTCAAACTCGGAGAGCGTAAAGGTGGCCGCAAGGCTACTGGCAAGGCTACCGGCAAGGCTGCCACTGGTAAGGCTGAAAAGGCTACTGGCAAGGCTACGGAACAGCGGCCGACAATTCAGGCTGCCACCATTTCCGATGTCATGGCTGCACTGGCTCACGTTATCAGCGGAAAAACGAAAGTAGAGTTAAGCGCGATTCGATCACGCATTGACGCTATGTTCGCCACCGCTATCACCAACGCTAAGTAAAAAACAACCCCGTATCGGCTCCACAAGCACGACGCCCCATGCCGCAAGGTGTGGGGCGTTTTGCTTTTTGCATAACATTGTTATGCCAACCCCTCGCCGTCCTCGTCCACTTCCTCGAAGTCACCCTCGATGACCTCCGCATCTGCTACATGACTGACGGACGCCAGAGCAGACAGACGAGCGACCAGTTCCTGTTCCACCTCCGCAGACGGACGCACGACGTTCGCCACGTTGACGTTCACCTGTGCGCTGCCGCTCTCCACCAACTTCGACGCTCTCGCCAGAATCCCGAGGGCAGACACGCGACTAGCCGGTGGGCTATCGCGATCCGACGCCTCCTCTTTCAGACGGGCGAGCGTCCACTCCCTCAAGCCGATGCTCTGCTCCAGCAACGCCTTTTCGCTCTTCCGCTTCAGCGCCTCGATGTGTCGCTTCACCCTCTGATCGCCCATTAGGCGGGCGGCAGAAGAATGTATAGACGTTTTCTTGGAATCCGCTCCAGGTCGATAGGCGGTCACATACGCCTGCACCGGACGATCCCCTTTCACCACTAACTCACAGAATTTAATGGCATTTTTAGTCAGCGGCTTCAGCCCCTGCATAATCGGCTCATTGCTCGGCATAACGAGATGTTACCTAGTAACGGTTTTCGATCTCCCGAATGTAAATCATTCCCATCCAGACGGGCAAGCACTACGGTGTCACGAGGGATTGACATATGTATATACATTTGCTATAATGGCGAAGCCAAAGTCAGATACCGACATTGTTTTGCATAACAGTGTTATGCGGTCTGACTGGTAGGCGGGACGGGCGAGACTAGTTATGGTCGATGACCCCTGAAACGATCTGGAAGAGGATCGGGTCAAGATGACAACTTGATCGGGCGATGACGCGCTGGCGTGTGGGCTGCACACGCAAGGAGTGAAGACGCGACAAGTCGGTGCTGCGGGATACATAGAAAACGGTATTAGACAATCCCCAGTGGACAGATGGCTGACGGCGGCTGCAAGGCCGCCACTACCCCGTGTTAGACGGGACGGCCATGTTAAGCCGGTATTCGGTAGCACCTAGGCGTCTCATTCCGTAGCCGGTACGGATGGGCAACATACATCCTGCGGCGTTAGCGGCATGAGCCTACATAACAGTGTTATGCAGGCGCCGCGAGTATCCGCATACATCGCTATCTCGCATTAGTGAATAGCCTAGGCTGCCTTGTTGGGAGACAGGGCAGCCGTGGGTGTTCAACCCAAGGAGACGCAACCATGATTCTTGATAACGCGACTTATTCTCGTTTGCAAGCCAGTTCCGTCACGCCCAAAGTGATGGACAGTCTGCGTGTATCCGGTCGATCGCACTGGGCAGTCCGTGTTCGAGGCCAGGTCATTCTGGCAGGCGATCGTCTACAGGCAGTCGCCCTCTACGACAAGGCAGTCGTTCTCGGAGCCAACCCAGTGTTACTCAATAACGGTCGCTTGTGCGACCGATCCCGCGCCTTTCCCAAGCACTAACAGGAGACGATCATGTCAGAGCAATTCGACACTCTAGTGCGTACCGCACACCAAGCCGGTATAGCCGCCATGGACAACTGCCGTCCAACCCCGATGGTGGTACGCAACAACCAGACAGGCCAGCAATGGAAGATCGATGAGGGTATGTGCGGCTTCGCATGGATCGAGTTCGCCGGTAACACGGCATTCGGTCGATGGGCAAAGAAGGCTGGCATTGCCCGTAAGCACTACCCCAAAGGCCTCTCGATCTGGGTGCAAGTGGGCGGGCAGTCCTACGAACTGAAGTCCGCCTATGCACAGGCGTTCTCTGCCGTCTTACAGCAGGCGGGAGTCAACGCCCATGCCGGTAGCCGTCTCGATTAACCAATCGCATAACAATGTTATGCAGGAGTAAGAAGACCATGCCCCTGATGTATCAAGTCGAGCATTACACCCTCTGTGATGGATGGGTGAACTGCTGGCAGACCTACAAAGACCAGCAAGCCACGCCCACTCTGTACGAGACCCGCGAGGAGGCCGAGGCAGACCTCCGCGACTTCATTGCCGAGTGCATGACCTACTTCCAGAGCGGCGAGTTGGACTCGCCTCCTTCATGGGATGAGTGGCGGGTGTCTGCCGTCTATGTTCAGCAACAGCAAATGATGGAGGTGTGAGGTGAGCCGCAAAGAGCTGATTAAAAAACTCATCGAACGACATCTCAAGGATATCCAACAAGACGGTGGAGCAGAGAGTTATCTGTGGGAAGTGTTTTCCTACGGCAATTCCTACAAGGGCTACCACTACATGACCAACGACGAGCTGCTCTCCCATTGGAACGGAGACTGCGAGAACGATGCCGATATAGTCAATTCAATAGAGGAAACACAAGATGCGGAGTGAAACCCAAGAACTAATCGAACGACTGTCTCCATCAGAACGGCAAGACCTACTGGACTGCCTGCGCGAGAGGTACAAGCAGGAAAGGGATGACTTGCGACAGGCGGCAGGCTGGCCTACCCGCACGTTCAACGAGTGGCTAGACGAACTCCCACTGGATGACAACGGACTGCCGCTCGAAGGCGCACCCACCATGCGAATGTGCCTGACAGACGAGCAGCGCAGGATCGCCATGATGGCGTGGGATGCAGCCAGGGATCAGGCTTGAAGTATATACAGGATGTGTTAAAATATTCCGTGATGAAAAACTAATCCCGTATCCCAAAGGATACATAACAATGTTATGCAGGAGTGAAGACCATGCATGTATTGAAACTGCCGTACATATCTCGGCACATTAGTCTTTTGCCGTCTCCAGAACAGGCGGACTTTATCAATCGGTTCTGTGACTTCTACGAGCGTGGCGATGGCCGTAGGCTGTTCCGCGAGATCACTGCCATGCTGTCAAACTACACGGAGCCAGAGTTACTCGGGTTCTCGTTCAATCGCGCCTCGCTCAAGTCATTCGCCAGACTGATCGCAGTCGAGTGCGAGTCGCGTGACTATCATCTGCCGCAGATCATGCTCCGCCATGCCACTCACGGCATTGCATCCTCATACGTCCCCGACGTCATGGACGATGCCAGCACAGGCTACGACTTCGACGAGTGTCGTGACTATCTCGACGATACTGTCGGCGTCTTTACTTGTGATGACTGCGAACGAGTCTTTCACAACAACGACTATTGCTGTGTGGCAGGCGATCGATCCGTCTGCGAGTCCTGCCGTGACGATCACTACACCTACTGTGACGAGGATGACGAGTACGTCCACAACGATGACGTTAGCGAGGCCATCAGTCGCTACGGCAATCGCATCTACATCAATACGAACCGAGACAACTACGACTACAGTTACGACGAGGATCGTGAGATATACATCCACAATGATTGGGTGGGCGATTCCGTCATCGGGCAGTATCACAGTTCCAAGAACCAGTTCGTCATGCGCCATGACGATTGGACAGCCAAGCACTACCGGCATATCGGTGTCGAACTCGAGGTCGAGGAGGTCGATGGCGACACTCGCAATCGCGAGGCCATTGCCAAGTCCATCAACGAGGCAGTCAATGGTGACGAGAAGAATCTGTTCTTCGAGCGTGACGGCTCTCTGACCTGTGGCTTCGAGATGATCAGCAACCCCATGTCGTTGCCAGCCCTGCGCAATCTATTCCAGTTCCTCAACTCCCACCTAGTCAAAGACCTTCGCAGTCACAAGACCACCACTTGCGGCCTGCATGTCCATGTCAGCCGCTCCAATCTCACGCCGCTGCAGATTCAGAAGGTGGTCGCGTTCATCAACGCTCCCGAGAATGAGTGGTTCATCCGTGGCCTAGCCCGTCGCTATGGCGCAGGCTTCTGCGCTATCCGTGACAAAAAGATCGGCAAGGGTATCCATGTCGGCACGGATCGGTACGAGGCAGTCAATCTGACTAATCGCCGCACGATCGAGTTCCGTATCTTCAAGGGCAGTCTCAAGTACGAGGCCGTGATTGCAGCCATCGAGTTCTGCCACGCCATCTTGGAGTTTTGTCGTCCTGCCGTCACTGGCATCAATCAACTCTCAGCCGGTGCGTTCCTATCCTTCTGCGCTAACAAAATGCCAGCCGACACTAAGGTGCTGCGCGCCTACATATCCAGTCGATTAAGCGGACGAGCGGAGTTGCTCGATCAAGAAGCCGCATAACAGTGTTATCTAAATTACAACCTAAGGAGTAAAGACCATGTGTTTATTAGTTGAACAAAAAGCCGCCACGCAATTCACGGACGAGTTTTTGGCCGACGTCTACACCAAGAACCAAGATGGCCTTGGCATCATGTACGCCGAGGCAGGCAACGTGATCGTTCGTAAGGTGCTGCCTCGCAATGCCGACGACTTCATCCGTTACTACCGCGATCATGCCGATGGTCGTGACTGCATCTGGCATGCGCGTATGCAGACTCACGGCGACATCGACCTGGAGAACTGTCATCCGTACATGGTGACTCGCAACATCTGGATGGCACACAACGGCATCCTCTCTGCTGGCAACAGCAACGACAAAACCAAGTCCGACACTTGGCATTTCATCCGCAACGTCATCGAGCCAGCCCTCGCCTACCAGCCTGACTTGCTGCTCTCTGCGCAGTATCAGGCTTTCCTTGGCGATCTTATCGGCAGCACTAACAAGTTCGGCTTCATGACCCACAGTGGTCAGGCCGTCATCATCAATCGCTCTGCTGGCGTGACGTATCAGGGTGCTTGGCTCTCCAACACTTACGCTTGGTCTGCCTCCAAGTTTGGTGTCAGCACTGGCTCCACTCGATCGTACGGTGGGTACGCTGGCTACGGTGGGTACAGCGCGTACTCCAGCAAAAGCAGTTACGGCTACTACGACTGGAACAGCGGCTACACCTACGACACCAAGTCCAAGTCCGTCACCTCCACCAAGACCTCCCTCAAGCCTATCGTCAAGGCAGCCTACAACTCATGGCTCAACAACAACCTTGAGCAGTGGGTGCTGGATGCACCGTGGAAAGCGGGGATTCTCCTCGATTACGTCTACGAGAGTAACGACTCCGAGGAATTCGCTGCAGAAGAACCTGCCATGGCAGCCCAGTACATCGAAGAACTGTTTGCTAACGACGAACTCAACCCCACCCAACTGTAAGGAGTAAAGACATGGGACTCGATATGTATCTGACCGGCGAGAAATATCTCTCCGATAACTTCGACCATCCAGAGAAGAACCTCACGGAAGATGGCTTTCGCGTGAAGTCTAAGCGCCTTGAGTTGGGTTACTGGCGTAAGCACCCAAACCTCCACGGCTTCATCGTGCAGAACTTCGCCAGCGGCCAAGACAAATGTCAGGAGATTTATCTCACGGCGATTGATCTGCATAGGATCATCAAGGCGGTTAAGGAAAAGAAGCTGCCGCCCACGACAGGCTTTTTCTTTGGCGTATCTCCAGGCAGCGATGAGGAAATGGAGAACGACCTGAGGATATTGGAGGCGGCGCAGACCTGGATTCTTCAGCGTCCGCCTGAAGAGGAGACTGATGATCGAGTGATGGCGGAGTCTCGCATCGTTATCTATCAGGCTTCTTGGTAGCCGCGAGATGTCTGCATAACATTGTTATGTGTTTTATACAGGAGATAAAGACGTGGAATATGACGAGTATCAGCAACAGCAGATCGAGCATGAACGCTTCGAGACTCGACTGCTAGAGATTCAAACCTTGATCCGCTATCACACTACGCTCATCGACTGTCTTGAGACAGAGATGAAAGTGATGAAGCTCGGCATTGGTAAGCAGAGGAAGTACGATGATCAACCAACTCGTTCGGATCAACAATTCCCTTTCTAAGTTATCCAGAAAGTTTCATGGGCTTGCACCATTCATTGATCACTTGGAGATCACAGACGCCCCGCATCTGGCCGTGGCTGGCACGGATGGTCGCAGGCTAATGTTCAATCTGCAGTGGGTGCAATCGCTCAGCGATGAGCAACTCGATGGGCTGGTGATGCACGAGATCATTCATGTCATCGACGCCCACATCGAGAGGGCAGAGGATCGTGCATTGACCGTGTGGAACTCGGCTTGTGACATCCGCAGCAACTATGTGCTGCGTAATATCGAACTGCCTGTCCCGCAAGGTACGACTGACAACCCTGCCTACGACGCTATGGATATCGAGGATATCTACGAAGACCTGATGAGCCAGATCAATCTGATCACCCGATTCACACAGGAGAATGTCGAATGACTTGGAATCACAGAGTGGTTTTTTTCAAGGGCTTAGAAGGAGTCATCGACGACTACTACGCCATTCAGGAAGTGTATTACGAGAACGGCAAGCCAATAGGTTACTGCGATGCAGAGCCAGCAGGAGAATCGCTGACAGAACTAAAGCGATGCTTGACTCGCATGATAGATGCGATAGAGCAGCCCGTACTCAACGCCGATGAACTCGAAGGTCAATCCACAGAGGACACCACCAATGACTGACATCAGCAAATTCATAGAAAGATTTAACTCTGACTCGCTCAATCAACGACTGCAAGTTGAGAAGGATCAAGGCTGGCGAGATATGGTGGATAGCATTCCATTCATTCAGTTCCCAGCAGGCTGGAAGTTTCGAGCGGTACCTCCGTTCCTAGATGCTGTCGTGCGGTTCCATGTTGAGCTGCCAAACGGGGATCAAAAGTCTATCTACCTAGACAGCCGCGACACTCTCGGAAGCTTCGGCGACAGCCCATACTGGGAAGTGTATCCAGTGGAGGGCGACGCAAGGCGCTGCGCCATGAACGACACTGAATCACTGCTTGCACTCATCGCTGCCCCATCAGCGGAGACTAAATCTTATGAATGACAACATCGAAAAGTTCGGCCCCACTTCAGTGGACAACTTGCGGGAGGCTTCTGCCAAAGCCCTCGCTTTGCTGGAGCGTAACGCAGTCACCATCGATGGCGAGTGGGGTCACTGCCGTTCACTCGAGGAACTGGAGCAGGATGGTGCCTTGCCAGAAGAAATACTCGGGCTTCGCAAAGCAATCGCTGACTATGATGAAGCCCTCAATGAACTCATTGAGATGCTGAGAGTGATCGAATGAACTACAAGATCATTGAGATGGCAGTGCGGGATGGCGCCACGATCGGGCTATTCCGTGCATACGACAAAGAGTTCCCGACTCCGCAAGAGATAGTGGACGCCATCACTAAGGAGGTGATGCATGAAATCAGACAATGGACAAGGAACGCGGCATTACAAGATGATCAAACTCCCGCCTCGTCGGAAGATGTACGGGTGGGACTACGAGAAGAGGCAGCAGCTATGCATGACAGGTAAGGAGTGGCATCAGTATGCGAAAAGAGATTCGTTCAAGACGGAAAGAGGGTCTGATTCCGCTTGGGGAAATAGTGTCGAAGTTTATGTTGACGGCAAACCAATGGAGAGCCAATGAAAAACGCAAGAAGAACAGCGCAATCAGAAGAGATATCTCGACTGCGAGAAATGCTGATTCAAATGGAGATTGATTTCAATCGGGAGCGAGGCGAACGCCTTGTCTCTGAGATCATTCTCTGCACCCTGCTCTTCGCAGCAGGCGTGATCGTTGGATTCTATCTGAGGTAGTTATGAAAGCCAAAGTCAGTAAGACTGAAGAACTGGAGATCAAGATTGATAGTGATATCTGTGACGCCATCGTCGTTCAGTGCGTCACGAACGTCATGGAGAACCTGAAAGCAGACTTGAAACTACGCAAGGCAGGCAAGCATAAACTCGGCGTGTTCAGCAGCGACAAGCAGGAAGACATCGAGATCATGACTGACCACATCAATGCCATGGAAGTAGTTCTTAAATACTTCTCTAATCCATAACACTGTTATGTACGTCACATTGAGCGAGGCCGAGCAACGGCTGGCTATGTTCCTGGCCAAAGAGCGTTACCGAAACGCAAGGAACAAGGGACTGCCCGACAAAAAGATGGGCGATCAATCCAATGAACTGACTGACCTTGAGGGGATTGCCGCAGAGATCGCCTTCTGCAAACTCGCCAATGTGTATCCCGACCTCGACATGGATCACACCAAAGCAGAGGATTGTTTCCTTCGCAGCGGCAAGTCCGTCGATGTCAAGTCAACCACTTACGAGAACGGGAGGCTGCTTGCCGTCAAGTGGAAGTCCGCCGACAAGGTGGATATCTTCGCGCTGATGGTGGGCAGATTCCCTAAGTATCGATGCGCTGGGTTCATGAAGTCTGAAGACCTGTTGAAGGACGGCAGGCTCATGAACCTCGGGCATGGCGAAGGATATGCGGCAAGTCAAGATGAGTTAGAAGATATCCAATCACTACTCGGAGACTGACATGACCCTAGATGACAAGTCGCCACCCAACAGTTGGCAGCAAGAGATGGATCGTATGCCGTGGAAATACAGAGAACCCGGCAGCCCTAACGTCAATGACATCCTAGCGAGGATGCGGCAGAACGGGCTTTGGCTTGAGGCCAACGCCATAGCCGAGGAGATATCCCGCCTTCGAGCCGAACTGTTTTCAGTCAGGGAGAGGTTATCGATTCATGACAAAGGTTGATAAGCAAAAGCAAATCTATCGCGAGATCAAAATGCTTCATGGCAGAATCCATGCCTTGAACTTAGAACTGAATCGCTTGGAGGCAGGCGCACCAGAGCCTTTCCATTTTGATCCAGATTTCATCCCGCCATTTCTGAGGAAAGATTATGTCGAGCCTGTCCCCCGAAGATCGAATCAAAGTTGAAGAGCTAATCTACGAACTGCACGGCTGGGCTTCAGCCAACAAGGCTGCCCCCAGTTCCGACTGCATGACCGAGGCTGCCTATGCCCTCGCCAAGCTGGTGACGAATCGGGCAGTGAGAGACCCAGAGCCGGTCTCTCCTAAGTCCGTCCTGCAGACAGCGCAGGAGATAATCGATGAGCGTGGCAAGCGCAGGGACAACGGGCAGGAACGCTCGATGCAGCGCATAGTGCGGGTGTTTGAGGCGCTCACCGACCACAAGATGACTGAGGTGGAGGGCTGGCTCTTCATGGTCGTTCTGAAGCTTTGCAGGGAACGCACCGGCTCAGACCTTGACAACTGGATCGATGGGGCTGCCTACATGGGACTCGCTGCCGAGGCAGTAGAGCGGGCTAAAGCCCCCTCTGCATAACACTGTTATGTTATGATACGCACACACTGCACCATTCTTTTGCGTCTTCACTCCGTGGTTGTAGTGACTTGGCCTGCTGGCGTCAAACCCAGCAGGCTTTTTTTTGCCTCCAATTAGGACGCTTATGAAAGAGAAATTCAAAGGCCCACCCGAAGATAAAGAGGTGGACATCAACGTGATGATGCCGAGGATACTGATCCTCGATAACACGAGCGAGGCGATCAAGGCAGCAGAGAAAGTGACAGAGATGCTGACCTACGCCTGCACTTCCCTTATCAATGCCAACCGCGATCCGCAGTTATGCATGAGTATCATCAACCATGTATTCGAGCGGGATCGAACGCTGTTTATTGCCTTAAATCGTGGGCAAAAATACGACCTCGATCACTTTCGCCTGACGATGGTGGCACTGGCGACTGCCTACGAATACATCTGCGGTGGACACATGATCCAGCTGTCTGAGCCAGTGGACTTCGATGAGATACTGGAGCTGCGCATGGAGGGCAGGGCGTGAAGAACAAGACCTGTCATTCCTGCCACTACTCGAAGGCAGTTCAGTACGACCTGGCTAAGGGCGGCAAGACAGACTGGATGCTCTACTGCACCTACTGGCAGGGGCATCTCTATGCCGCCTGTGCTGCGTTTGTTTACGAACCCGGCACAGACGTCAAGGAACTGACAGCCGCCAAGAAAGTGGCGTAATATGTATTTACATTAACAAGGGGGTTTATATGGCCTACACCAAGCCGTCGCTCCGAGAGCGACTAAAGAATCAGATCATGTCCGAGAACGTCGCTGGCACTAAGGCTGGCCAGTGGTCAGCCCGTAAGGCGCAGCTGCTAGGCAAACGCTACAAGGATGCAGGCGGTGGTTACTCGGGCAGCAAAACCAAGTCACAGAAGAGCCTCAGCAAATGGACAAAGCAAGAATGGACAACCAAATCTGGCAAGCCTTCGAGCAAGACTGGCGAAAGATATTTGCCAAAGAAGGCGATCAAAGCCCTCTCCTCATCGGAGTATGCCGCGACGACGGAAGCCAAGCGCAAGGGCAAAGCCAAGGGCAAGCAGTTCGTGAAGCAGCCCGAAAAGATCGCCAAGAAAGTTAAGCGGTATCGGGATTGATCCAATGCCGAAACAAAAGAACGAAGACAAGATGCTGATCTTTCGATGCCATCAGGAAACGATTCTGCGCATCAAAGCCATTGCAGCAGCCGAAGGGCGGACAGTCTCCGCCCAGATTCGTCAAATGATTGACGACTACCCCCTCAAACCCCGCTTCATCAAGGCTGCCAAGAACAGCCTGAAGCGTAACCCACGCGCCAAACCGAAGCAGATCATCGAGGAGGCGCTGGCGGCCAAATACCCTACCCAAGTAGAGGGTCTAGACTCGCCGCCTGTAATGCCTTCTCAGCCTGATCTATAGTCGATCGCACCGAATCCGGGGAACGCCTAGACCCCGGTCTGAGAGTGGGATTGAAGTACTGCTTCAGGGCATTTAGCCCTGACCGCAGATCGGACAACGGGCTTTCCAACTCCCTCACCACCGTCAACCAGACGGCCCGGTACGCCTTCGGGTGGCAGCTCTTCAGCAGATAGCGATCTGCCGACAGCATGGCCAATGCCCGAGGCGCACGATCCCCCACGGACATCTGGATTCGCTCCAGTTGGATCGAGGAGGGGAACACACCGGAGCGATGGGCTAGGGCATGGAAGGCCAGAGCCGCATCGTATTGATCGGTGTCGATAGCCTTGCGGATGTACAGCCGATCGATCAAATGCTGATCGACCACCTTCGCCCTGATGAAGAGGCCATCCTCGGACTCCAATCGAACTGTGTGCTTACGATGCAGTTCGTTGGAGCCGAGTTCGTTGGCGATCAGTTCCCTAGTTTTCGATTGACCAGTCAAAATTGTCGGGCTGCTTTATCGCATGTTGCCTATCCGACCATCTTGTGCTAGCGGAATCAAATTGTAAATACGCCATCCCCATTTTTCCAAGCCACTGCCAACGTGCTTTCCACACATGAGCCTCTGGCCCGTCTTCCGTGCGAGTGACAGTGAGACCCAAGTCTGCCTTGGCAAACCATGCCATCGACTTAGCGACATCGAGTCCTGTCACTACCTTCTGACTGCGATCCATCGGCTTAGCAGGATGCGCTACGAAGAATACGTGGACGCCTGATTGCTTGGCGAACTGCTGCACTTTAGTCAGCATGCCGTTGATCGCATCTGTCTCCAGTCGATCTTTGGTATCCACTTCGATGAAGTTGTACGGGTCGATGACAAGGATACGAACGCCCATGCGCATCACTGCCGCACGAGCAAACTCCAAGATGCCCTCGATGTCAGCCGGCGCACCGGCCATGTAGTCGAGCCACACGAAGTGATCCTGCATCCAAGTGAATGCAGCGTTACGCTCCTCGATCTGCATGCGAGGCTTGCCCATGCCATCGAAGAACGGCTTGCCGACAATCTTCGAGGCCAGCTGCGCCATGTGCAGATGCGGGGGCTTCTCGAAACTGCAGAAGGCTGTCTTCCATCCCTGCTGCTGCGCAGCGTTGAGGCAGACCTGATCGATGAGATCAGACTTACCACTGCCCGGGAAGCCTGTGACGATCGTCATCATGCCCTCGGAGATGCTCATGATCTGGTCGAGGGCGGGGATGCCAGTCGGGATGCCTTTGGTGTGGCCTTCGTTGTAGAGATTGTCGAACCGCTGGGCGTAGTGGTCAGCCCCGTAGAGGCCTGCCATCGGAATCGGCTTGGCCTTGCTGAACGCTTCGAGCAAACCATCAGTCCCAAATTGGGACATGGTTTCGTTAGCGTCTTTGCAAGGCAGCGTGATCTTCCAGCACTTGGCCTTGCCGATACGGCGAGACAGCTCCTCGATGAGGGCTTCTCCAGCCGGGTCTAAGTCAGGTGAGAAGTAGATGCGGCTTGTCGAATTGAGAAGCTCCTGCGCTTCCCAGACGTACGCAAAGCGACGATCGTCCATCGGATCGATCACGCCATCCTTGACTCGCTGCGGCGCACCGTTCGGTACGCTTACGACGTTGGCATCAACGCCTGCTGCCAGCCATGACAGCGCATCGATCTCGCCCTCACAGATCAGCAGTGGCTTGCCTGCCTCCACCTGATCGATGTTCCAGAAGCTATTGCAGACAGACTGCTGACTGAAGTGCTTATCGCCATCGGCACTGCGCCACTTGACGGCGAATATCTTGCCGTTCTCTCGATACGGGAATCCCACTGCAGGCAGATTGCCAGCAGCAGCAAATCCCCATCGACCGAACACGCAGTACTTATCCGAGATAGATTCAGGGATGCCGCGAGACTTCAGATACTGAATGCCTTGCGCTTTATCTGTTTCATTCAAGTCAGCCAGCACCACTTCGGTCTTGGGCTGCTTGATAGATTGAACTTGCCGAATCGGCGTGACATTACTTTGAAAACGATCCATACCGCCTTGTACCCCACAGTGCCAGCAATTCCAACGAATGGATTGATTGTCCACGTAGACCGAAAGCGGTCTGTCGTGGCGATGTTTACTACGAGTGTGTTGACAAGCGGGACACTCCACTTTGTGTTGCCCGTTGTCTAGATGTTGGACTGCCCGTCCAATGAAGTCATCTTCGTCAATCATACTCAGCATGCGTCTTTCTCCTTTGTGCTGAGTGAATATTTTCTATAGGCCGAAGATTGTTTTCAAATACTTTATCTGTATCTACAAACGACAAACCCCCTTGCGGGGGCTTGCGTCCTACTAGTGAAGTAGGTACTCTGGCTGTGGGAACCGAGTGAGTGGTAGGGTAGAGTAGTGATCTACTCCTGTCAAACACTCAATCCCCCTATCGTTCTGGTCGGGGAAACTACGCGCAGTTCGATTTGTATTCAGACCGGGGCGGCAGGCCTCTGAACGCGCGGCGTTAGTCAGGAAGCGCGAACTGCAACAGGGCAACCTGTAAAAGTAGCTGACAGCGGGGTGGCTCCGTCAGTCATCCTCTGCACGATCGGACGTAGGCTTACTCCGTCTGTACCGTGCGGAGTTCACCATCAGTCATCAGGTATATACAGATATCTAGTTAATCTAGATACCTGTTAATTAACTGCTTGGCTTTCTTACGACGGATTCCCGTAGGCAGTTTCATCATCTGAGCAATAAACTTTTTGATCTGGCTGGAATCCAGCTGGGCTTCCATACAAGCATGATCAAAGTCCTGACTGCCCACCCAGCGGATAGCATCCTGCCGAGTGTCAGTGTCGAGGTCAGTGAGGTCTTCTAATGCCTGGCAGATGACCCGCCTTGCAATCCTAGTCGTTCCAAAAAACACCGAGCTTGTCCTTGAATTGTTCACGAAACATATCCATCGAGCAGACGAACATCTCTGCCCTCGGATTATCTCGATCTAACCCCCACATGACAAATCTACATTTCACTTGTCTATCGTTGGCGTATATACGGTCTTGCAGCAGATCGAGAATCAAGGACTCATCGAGGTCTGGCCGCCTGCTGGCGTAGTAGATTTTTGCCCCGAAGAACAGATCGCCTTCGAGCATGGAATCAAGAGCTGGCACTTGCAGCTTGAATGAGTCGCCGTAAGACAGCGCCTTCTTACTCTTGATGAGGCGGGGCTTGCCTCCGAAACTGACGAGCCTTCTTTGGTTGGCTTTGCTGGCGGGTTCGCCCAAGACAATTCCTTCCCAGAAATTGTTGACTTGAAATTTATTTTCCATTAAAATCTTTCTCCATACTGAAGATCATATACGGAGTCAAGACATGCCACAAGGAAATCCAGAAGGATTAAAGGCGCCTATTGACCAGCGGGTTCAGGAGGCAGTCATTGCATTTATCCACGCTGCGTACAGAGATGGCCTACAGGGATTCTCTGTTGCTGTCAATGATGACACCAGAATATTGAGACTCACCAAGTCTGACCCAAATGGGAGAGAGCTACATACCGTGACTCTCTACTACGAGTTCGTACTTGATGGCGGCATGGAATCACTAATGGACACAGCTAGAAAAATTCAGGAGTTAGTCGATGAAGGTAAAACCTTTTAAGTTTAAGAAGAAGCAAGCCAAGGTGGAGATGAAGCCTGTCGTTAAGACAGACCTTCCCGAGATCGAAGTAGGTCAGGGGATCATCGTCGAGTGTTCCACTCAAGACAAGGCGGATATCCAAGCAACCTACCGCGCTATCAAGAAGGAATTGGCTAGGCGAAAGGGGCAGAAGTATCGAGTCATCTGGCTGATCAAATCGTTTCTGATCTATCGAGTGAGCAATGAAGTACACAAATAATCACAATGTCCCCGTCGAGGTAATACGGGCAGTCCAGAGCGACCCGTACACCAAAGGCGAGGGCGTTACGCTGTCGGTTACGCAGCTGATCAAGTCGCCTAGGATCGTGGCTCTGCAAGAGCGGCACGATGATGAGATCACTGTCGATTACCGCGATGAAGTATTCAAGCTCCTTGGTAAGGCAGTGCATCTGGCACTGGAAGATGCCAACGCCAAGGATGAGAACTTGATCCCAGAGCGTCGGCTGTATGCTGAGATCAACGGCTGGCGCATCAGCGGCCAGACAGACACCATGTCTCTGGCTGAGAAGATGCTGACGGATTACAAATGCACTAGCGTGTATGCCGTCACATCAGACAAGCCTGAGTGGGAGCATCAGTTGAATCTCTATACGTGGCTGTGGCGCAAGCACGGCTACGAGGTGGAGAAGCTACGGATCATGGCGATCCTGCGTGACTGGCGACGTAGCGAGGCAGACAAGAAGTTTGACTACCCGCAGTCTCCGGTGGTGTGCTTGGACATCCCGCTTTGGGGATTCATCAAGCAGACCGAGTTTGTCGAGCAGCGCGTTCGCTTGCACCAAGAAGCGATGAAGAAGGATGCAGTACTGCCTGAGTGCAGTGACGAGGATCGATGGTTGCGCGGCAAGAAGAATGTCCGTTGCGAAGGCAACTGGTGTCAGGTCGCGCAGTTCTGTTCACAGTGGCAGTCCATAAAGGAGAAGAAGGCGTGAGTGACGAAAGCACAATCGATTATGCTGAGCGATCTGCCAAGATATGGCAGACGTTGAGCAAGCTGAATGTCAACGAACACACCGAGAAGAAAGGTCATCTGACCTATCTCTCATGGGCTTGGGCTTACCAGACCATGATGGATCACTTCCCGGATATGCGTATTGTCTGGAGTACGTTCAGGGATGTAGACGGAATGGACAGGGATGTCCTCTACTACCCGGATCGAACTTGCTCTGTGCATTGCTCGGTCATCATCAACGGCATCACAAAGCACATGTGGCTGCCCGTGATGGATAACCGCAACAATGCCGTTGCAAACCCGGATGCGAGAGCCATCTCGGATACGAAGATGCGCTGCCTCGTGAAGTGCTTTGCGATGTTCGGGCTTGGCCTGTACATATTCGCGGGCAGTGACTTGCCGCAGGAAGAACCGCTGGAGATTCCTGAGCGCATCAAGTCACCAGAAGATCATCAAGTCTTCTTGAGGGAAGTGGAGAAGAAGGCCACTAAGATCAAGGCTAAGGCGGAACTCAATACGTTCTTCCGCAGCCTTGAGCCGTGGTTCTCCGACCTTCGAGAGATAGTCGATGAGGAAGGTGTGACCGGGTATGACGATCTGGTCAAGAAGTTTAAGTTGTATGCAACAAAGGTAAAGTGAGATGGAAAACAGAGTTAGTATTGATGGCGCCTTGTATCCGAACCGTTACAAGGACAAGCCGAACAAGCCGGATATCACTGGCGAGATCACGCTCAGCAAGGACTTGCTGAAGTCGCTGGTGACGCTGGTCAAGGAGGGCAAAGAGGCTGGCCTGAAGGTGGCGATCTGGAATCGCGAGAGCAAGGCAGGCAACCCCTACCAGTACATTAAGTGTGAGGCAGTTGAACCTAAGCCGAAAAAGGAATATAACGGAGGTGGGTCGTCTGGTTTCAAGGCAAATCCACCGTCAGTGCAAGCTGAGGACCCGGATGATCCGCTTCCGTTTTAATTGATTGTTTACTCTCCATAGGGATTATTCCCCACCCGCCTTCGGGGTGGGGTTTTTTATGGGAGGGGGAAATGCAGAGCCATTACATCAAGCTAGTAGACGCGCTGCGTCTGATAGACAGAGACGTTAAAACGACAACGGAAAGGGAGTTCCTGCCAGTAGGGGAGCTAATGCATGAAGCGGCGGAAACTATCGAGAAATTGGAAAAAAAGAACCAGGAAAAGACCAAAGAGATCGCAGAGCTTGAAGCTCTGCTCCGAGAAGCCTTCCCCATCCGATGAGAGTCCAAAAGCCTTTATAGACTTTAGGACTCTGCATGGAATGCCAGAAAAAGAAATAAACCGCTGTATTATTTGCCGCTGCGAGATCGGCTCTTCGCGGTACTCTTCTTTGACTTGCTCACACTGCCGTCAGAGGCAGCGTCGGCGTGAGAGACAATCAGCTCGCCCCTGAACACTGCCCCCATCTCGTTCACATGGCAGATTTCAGCATCGACAATCTTGCCCTTGATGAACGACAGCACGGCGAACCCAGAGCAAGAACCGATCGTAAGGCCTTCTCGGTAGGCAAACTGGGGGCCGCTGGGTTCGGCTAAGTGTCCGCAGTCAACGCCCCATAAACGCCCATTAGCGTTATCTACGGGGTTCACTCTCAGCTGGTGCAGATGGCCGTGGGCATAGCTCAGGCCATATCTCATCGCTGAGTTGTATCCAGAATGAACACCACCGCTTACAGGGCGGTGACGCATACCAAGTTGGTTATTCACCTTGGTCATGTAGGTGAACTTCCACGCCTTGAAGTAATCCGCTATCGAGAACCCAGCCAGTCCCTCGTACTGGAAAGTGTTGGCAGCTAGGGTTCTATCAAATCTCGCATCATGATTGCCCACATGCCACAACTTCAGGGACTCAGGAGAGGCTTTCTCGAAGTCGCTCATGCGTTCCCGGCAAGCATCCAATTCGTCAATCACCCTTGGGGATTTCTCCCACCCCAACGGCGGATGCCTTGACACTGTGGCTCCATCGAACATATCGCCTAGTGCGGCAATGATCGTGGGGCGTTCCTGCTTGGCAAATTCAACAGCCGCTATGTGGGCAGTCGTGATGATTCCCGGCCAGTAATGTGCGTCAGATACGCAGAGGATTTTGCCGGTGTCGATGGAGACGTTGTTCTCTAGGGGAAACTGCTGGGCCGCTTTGTCCCAGCCATAAACGCTGCTGCTGGTGGTTCTGATCTGGATAGTCTTGAGGGTGATTCCTTTTGCCGATAGGTCTCGTCTGCGTTTATACACATTCGATTCGGTCATCCCGGCAATCTTGGCTACAGCGGTTGGCGACCCCTTCGCTTGACTCCATACATTTATGAACTCACTATCAGTCATCTTCTGAGCCATGCCTTCATCCAAACGTAGAAAGGATGAAGGTTTTTATCAGTAGTTAAAGGAATTTGCAAATGAAAGATAAAGAAAAGCGCGGGAAATTATCCGTTGTCAAGGATATGCCTGATGAAGTGACTGAGCTTTATCCCAGCATTGACACCATCCTTAACAGTTTCGCAGGCACGAATCCGCTTTATATCTTGGTTGTGTCAGTAGATAAGGACGGCACTATCAACTGCGGGTTTAACACGACATCAAAAGCGGAACTGCTCCTGCTGACAGAACAGTTCCGCTATTTACTGATGAACGGCGAGTTTGATAGCTAACCAGTAAAGGCCGCAAAGATAGCCGAGGCAGCGCGAGAAGGAATCTCGCCTCGCTCTCGAAGCACTGGAACTACGGACAGCCGAAGGTCTTTGTCAGCCTCTAGTTGTTCCAGATAATCTCGAGTTTGATCTGCCCCCAACTCCGACTTGAGGATGGCATCTCTCGTTTCTCGATACCGTTTCAAGTAACGCTCGATAGCCAGCACTGACTCGCGAGTCTCGATCAGCCCTCTTCGAGCATTGGCGTAAGCGTAGTACTCCCCGATATCTCCACGCTCTGCGATCTTCTTGAGCGTAGCCACCATCTTGTCCGACTCGTCACGCAACTCGTAGAACTCTTGCTGCTGACGATCGCCGGCAGTACCAGCGCCGTAGAAGAATCGGCGCACACCCGGGATGTTATTGACGTCAGAGTAGTCGGCGCGGGTTCCTGCCGTCTTATCACCGTCCACTTCACGGATGATCTTGTCGGTCATCAGGAACAAGGACAGGCCCAATGAACCACCGTACCCACCCACCAGATAGTCGAGCTTCATCGGACTGACGTTGATCAGCTTGCCCAACTCCTTGGATATCGTGGACGTACGTTCGTCGTACTGCTCCGAAGCCTCGGTTCCCTTGTTCACCCAGTAAGGCACGATGTCCTGCCCGGTGTAGCTGTTCTTGTTGCGCCAAACATCGATCAGGGGCTTCACAATCTGGAAGCCGGTGATGTCAATGTTCGTGGAGTTGTTCACTTGGCGGACAAGACTGTCGCGGAATCCACGGGCATCCATATCCCCGAACATAAAGTTCAGGAAGGTTTCTGGAACTGCCTTGAACATCATGCCGATTTCGAAGGGGATGGGAATCTTCAGCATCACGCCCTCTCCCAAGACGGGAGCAGGGATCAGCCAGTTGTCATCTCGCACTTCTCGACGGGCTTTCTTGTACTCCTCGTTGTCGCTCATGAGCATGAAGTAGACGCCCGTCATGGCGGCCAACATCGCACCGCGCATCAAGGCTCTCTTCTGCGTCACAGCGCGAGGCTCCAGCCCCTCGTACGGCGAGTACTTGCCGTACAGTGAGCGATAGATCACATCGAGGCCTTGGATACGGGCGTTCAAGAACGGCACGGAGGCAGTCACAACGCGCCACAGCGGGTTGCCACCACGGCGGCTGAAGTTCAGCACTTCGATGGCTGCCTGACGAGCGGCAGCCTCGCTGCCTGTCTGCTTCAGCACCGAGTTGTACACAGCCATACGAGTGGCAGCGTCAGAGCGGGTACTCATGTCGCCCAGCCAATCCCACACGCGGGTCACAGCGTTGCCGCTAGTGACAGCGTGGTTACGCATGTCAATGCCCTGCTTGCGATACTGTCTCTTGATGTATTTCTTTAAGTCCTGCGGGTCGGCGGACATATCGTATCCACCCACGATGCCGGTCTTCAGCAGGGTATCGATCTCGCCCATGCCGAACTGCTTCAGCGTGTCGATGACCGGGACATAGCCAGTGCCACTCGTGACGAACGAGGAAAGCGTATCTCGAAGCATGTTGGCGACGATAAAGCCCGGGTCTCGCGTCACTAACTCTCGAAGTGCATTCGCTGGCATGGCCAGAATCTTGGTCATCGTGTTGAGAGTCGGATCACCGTAGTTCATCATCGACTCGTGCAGCAGCGGGTCTGCCACTTCGTAGTAGACCTCGTTGCCATCAACGAATGTCGTCTTGATGTAGCTGCCGCGCTGACGAAGCTGAGATGCCTGCTTCGCCGGGTTCGGTCCATCAATCAGTCTTGCCTCTCCCACCAGCACTGAGTTACGCAGGATGCGATTGGCAGCCACGTTCTTCAAGCCGGCAGAGATGATGCCGAATGCGTTCTTCGAGATCATCTCGAACGGGTCAGCATCCTCCAGGTCTTTCGCCCTGTCGGTCAAAGCGCGAGTGAGGAAGTCGGCCTTCGTCATAGAGGACTTGCGGCGGAAGCCTTGGTCACGCATGACCGCCTCTTCCATCTCCTCGTAGAACGGGAAGTAATCACCCCACTGCTTCCACTTATCAGCCAAGTCCTCCGTCAAAATGCCGGTGTCCTTGCCGAACTGGATCAGCGTGTTGTTCCAGTTCTGGTACTTGTTGTACGCCTCAGTGACTTGCGGGAATTCAGTGTCGATCTCTTCGATCAACTGACTGATCTTTGCATCACTCGGGTTGTCCACAAGCCTGACTTTCTTGGCAGCCTCGATGATCTCTTTGAGAGCTGCCACTCGATTGGGGTCTGCATCCGGGCCAATGTTGTCAAGCTCGAACATCGCTTGCTTGGCACGATTGCGGAAACCCTGCACACGCTTGAGCGTGGAGTAGGCTTTGAACTGCCCCATACCATTAGGCACAGTGCCGTTGACGAGCGGCCCCAAGATATCGAGCAAGCCCGGAGTGCTGGAGTCCACATCGATGTAGCCAGCAAACTTGTCGTTCTCGAAAGCACCGGGGTCTGCCGCAATCATATTGCGACCCGACACCCACTTCACACCGCCATAGTTCATGGCAGATGCCAGCCATCCTCTGGCTCGATCCAGCTGACCGAGGGCAGCACTCGCTGAAGTTTCAGCCAGCAGCATTCCCTCGTTCTCGGTTCCGATGAGGGCAGACTCTTGGCGACGAAACTCGTTGTAGCGATCGATCACTGCCTTGCGGAATACGCGAGAGAAGTCATCAAAGGCAGACTTGAATCCGCCATCCTGCCAGCTCTCTAGGATCATGAGAGCCTTCTGCCCGAACGTCATATCCTCCGGCTTGATCTTGCCGTAACGACGTACGCCTTCCTCGATCACATCGTTGTTGATCGGGTCTTCCGCAATCTCATTCAGGCGGAATCGATTTCCCGAATCTGGGAACGGCACTTCCCTGCCATCTTGATCGAACTTCAGGGCAGCGGCAGTGGCGATCTTCGGAGCATTCGGATTGAAGCGCGGGATGTAACCCTTCGGCGTATTGCCGATATGGGTTTCCATAAAGTCATCAACGCGCTTCTCGTCTGCCTCTGAGATAGGCGTTTCGAGAGCAAGAGAACCTTCATCCACATCCCCGTATGGAGCCATTGACTCCTCACGAGACACGGGCATCGGGATGCTGGCGTTACCTTCCTGCGCTTCAATGCGAGTCGGCCACGATTCTACGTAGTCAAACTCACCCGGCTTGCTTTGCTCAGACCAGCGAATGGGATTCGGGTCCATAGTGCGAAGGATGACCGGCATTGAGCTATATCCGGCGTTCTTCAACGCCCTTGCTCTGTGCCTGCCCTCGTGACCGACAATCTTGAGAACTCCGTTCTCATTCAGAGATGCATGCAGGAACGGGATGGAACTGAACTTCTTCCCTTCGGCCAGAAGCTTTTGAATATCATCATCCTTGGCCTGCATGTAGCCAGGCCTTGCCAACTTCAGGAAGTCATCGATGTTCATCTCGATGAGCTTCTCTCTGCTTTTGTAATCTGGGACACGCAAGCGATTGACAGCGACAGGATCGAACATGCCAACCGCGCTACCCTTGCTGGGTCTTACGCCATCCTTGCCAACCACCACTTCCAAGTCAGACTGAGTGATCTTGACTGGGCCACGGCGACGCTCACCCTTGTTCACGATCTTCTTCACTTTCGCCAACTCTTGGTCTGCGAAGTTCAGCGATCGGATCGTGGCATTGGCGTCCGGGTTGAATACAGAGAGTCCCGGCGTTCTCGCGCCGATCTCTCCATCTGCAACAGCAGAGAAGATTTGATCAATGGACGTAGCACCTGATCCCTTCCACGCCGTAGCGAAGGACTGGATGAAGTTCATGATGCGCTGGAACAGGGAAGCGGGTTTGCCTGCGGCAAACTTGCCGCCGTGCTTACGCCACAGGCGGAAGCTCTCTGCCACTGCCTCCTCGACGAGTTGCATCTCGTTGAGTCCTTTGCCTGCATAACGCAGACGAATCTCATCGAGCATGGTGGTGGGAGGCAGCTTGCCCTTTGGCTTGAGCATCAAGCTCGTATCGCCAGCCTCATCGAGGTAGGCTCTATTGATCTTGGCAGTGCGAACGAAGTTCGAGAGAGTGTTCCACTCCTGCTCGGTGAACATATCCGCTTCACGCATAGCGTGAATGGTTTCGTGATCCACCGTACTGACAATGCGATCGATGATCGCTTCAGTGGATACGTTCGGATCATTCAACTGATCGCCAATGTTGATGACGATGGACTTCTTGATGGGCGAGAAGTAGCCAAGTTGCATGACCGTCTGGCCAGAGGGCAGCTTGCGAGTTTTAGCCTCGCCCTTGTTCAGCGAGTACTTAACAAACTTGGCAATGCCGTAACGATTCAGAGCGTCAGCCAGAATCTTGTCGAAGTTCGTGGCAACACGCTCAACTTGCGGGTCAGCGCCTTGCGCAACGGCAGCTTCTTCTCGCTTCTCCGCTTCCTGCTTCACTTCCGCAGTGGGAGTCTTCGGGTCAGTGACTGCCTGCTTCGCCTGCTGCTCGACACGCTTAACGGAATCTTCCGTAAAGCCTGACGCTCTCATTCTGGCGGCAGCCTGCTCCACGGTTTCGTTCTGCAGCAGTCCCGCTGCCTTAGCCTTACGATCGGCAATGTAGTCTTGCTCTGATCGAATCAGTTGGATTTTCCCAGGAACGACTGGCTTGACTCTGCCGCTAAAGAGCAGATCGCTATACATCTGCTTCGAGGCAGCATCCGAAAGTCCAGTGGCTGCCTGAATATCCTTGGCAGAAAGGCTCGGCGTCTTGCCGTCTTTGGCTGTGCCAAGCACGCCAAGAACTCCCTCGAACTGAGAGCGGCTGTACTGACGACGGAATAAGTTCGGAAACTTGATCGTCTCCGGCATGGCGGGAGTGTTGGCAATGCGCGTCATCAAGTAGGTGCGCTGCCCGTTGGACATATCGCCCCAGTTCTCAGTCCCTGTCCAGTACTTGGCGTAGTCTTTGAACGCCTTATCCTTGACGTCGATCTTGAGGTTCTTGTCGTTACCGAGTTTTGTCAGGGCAGATGCCGTGATGGTTCGCTTGTTGGCGAAGTTCGGGTCAACCAGCACTTCTCGCTTGATGTACTTGTTCAGCAAATCGTTCTGCTCAGTAATCTGAGCAAAGCTTTGCATCATCTCGTCGAAGTCCTTCGGGCCAAGTAACTTCTTGGCTTCCTCTGGCGAGTAGAAGTCCTTCATGCCGACTCGCTTTTCCTTCGGCAGGAAAGCGGAGATAACCGACTTCTGAACCAGTCGGTTCTTCGGTGATCGCAGTGATGCTGCCAGACGATAAGCGGGGTTGTTATCGATCAGGCCAGTGAAGCGCAACACATTGGCTGCCGAGATGGCAGCGTTCTGGTTGTTGATCTCAGCCAAGTCAACAAACGCATCGTTGACGGAGGCGTACTGCTTGTCCGTCACGGGTGATGCAGTCATCACATCAACAAGACCGAACGTGCCATCGCCTAACGGCTGCACTTTGATGAAGCTATCTTCACTCGGCGTTGCAATGCGACCGCCTTGAATGGCAGAGAGGATTCTCGCTGGCTCTATGCCCGGGATGTTTCCATCCTTAGAAACGCTCAGAGCTTTGCGTACAGCACCAAATGCCACGCCCTCTGCCACTTCCTTGGAGGGTTTGGCAATGCCAAGATCACCGGCTGCCGCTATGGCAACCGCATCCTCTACGCTTCGGCCAGCGGCGAGTTCCCCAGTGATGTCGTAATAGCCATCACCTTCAGGGCTGTAGGCCATCGTCGAAACGCCGCCCTTACCGTCAGGCGATGAGAACACGGTGACACGAGTGAAGCGATCTGGATTACCAGAGAGTGATACCGTGTAGATGCCCTCGTTAGTGGGGGCAGCAGGGATGGCGCTAGGCGGCGGCAGCATCAATACGCTAGGAGCCGGCTGGCCACGCTTGGCTGCATCTTCCTCGCGCTGCTTGCGAATCTCTTCTGCCTGATCTGCAGTGAAGCGGTCAATGCGCTGACGTCGGAGCTTCTCTTCCTTATCTCGGTAAAGCTTGTTGGCCACTGTGCGGCGGCCACCCATTGCATCGACGATCACATCCGCAATCGCACCGACACCGCCACCCACCATCAGATCGTCCATGAAGGACTCACCGATCTCGATGTCAGCGTCGTAAGCCACATTGCTCACGATGTTCTGGCCGATACCCGCCAAGCCTTCCTGCAATCCTTCTGCTGCGCCTTGCGTAACAGCGCCTTTCGTTAGGCGCATGATGTCGTCGGACACAGAGCCAGCAAGGGGGCTGCGCTTATCTAATCGAGAGAAGATGTTCAGCAACGCAGAACCCGTCTCCGGCGTCACCTTACTGAAGAGCCGATTGATCGGCAGCATTTCAGTGGCGCCGATACCAGCACCACCAATGAGGCCAGCAATCTCCTGCCCGGCAGTGATTTCTTTGCCAAGCTCACGCTCTTGCTGCATGCGCTGCGCTTGTTCGCCAGCGCCGCCTGCTACAGCCAAACCCACGCCGGCAGTACGGGCAGCTACGCCAGTGGCGGAGGCTCCGAGTGCTTTAGCAATGCCACCCGGCATGGCGTAAGTGGCAACAGAGCCTAATCCTGCGCCTAACTTCGAAGCTAAGAAATCCTTGTACGGCTCCTCTGGAGCGAGGATGCTCTCGTCCTCTAAGTACTTCTGTGCGGCAGCAAGATTGGTTTCAAACTCCGTGTCGATGCCCGGAGTGACAGCGCCAGCAACGCCCTGCGCTGCCCCAATCAGAGAACTTGCAAAGCCACGCGGGATTCCCTTGAAGAACTCCGCCGCTCCACCGCCTAATGTTTGATAGGGATCAAGCAAGGAGCCGTATTCATCTGGGAACCGCTGCGCCAAATCCAATCTGAGGCGATACCGATCTTCCTCGGTAAGTTGCTCAGGGAGATCCAACGTGCTGCCATCGGGCAGTCGAAATGATCTTTTATTGGCAGGCACTAATGTGGCCATTCAGAACCCCAATTGTCGATGTAATTACAGGGCGGATTCTAAGTCAGAAGCAGAGGCAAAGTTCTGCCCCATTAGTGGGAATGTCGGTGTCCCCTTGCCTCGATAGTAATCTGCCTGAGACTGCAGCAAATTCTCTCTAGCAGTCAACAATCGATCGTCGTTGTCCTGCGCTTGCCGCGCAATCGCCAAACGCTCAGCATCGTTCTTAGCTGCCGCCACTCTGGCAGCGGCCTCTTCACGCAGGGCTTGACGGCGCATGTCGATGTCAGTGAGCTTGAGACGAATCTCGGTGTCGAACCGAGCCTGGTCACGAGCGATAGCCGCAGCCTCGCGAGCATCAGCCCGTTGCTCTGTGCGTTGACGCTCTTTGATCCCCATCAAACCCATCTCGAAATCACGCTGTTCGCGGCGGAACTCGCGATTGGCTGCCTGCTGTTGACGAGTCAATGCCGACAAGCCACGGGCGATATCACCACGCTGGGTGGCAGTGCCAATCACTTCCCCAAGGCCGGCCAGCATCTCTGCCTGACTCATGCGCCTAAAGTCTTCCTCGTTCGGCTGATAGCGGTAGTAACGCTCCAGCATCTCCGGCGTGAATTCATCAGCGCGTTTGCCAGTGACAGCCACTTCCTGCAACGCCTCGATGCCGGGGCGTCTAGCTACGGTTGGGCGAACTCCAGCCTGCGGCGCAGCAGCAGGGGGAGCCGGAGGCGCCACTGCCGTATCACCTCCCACCGGCACCCCACGGATCATGGCGGTTTGTCCGCTGATAATGTTCTCGATTCCGGGTATGCGAGGGGCAGCATCAACGGACGTAATGCCAGGGGCTGAGGACGGCGTAGCCACCGGAGCCTGCCCGATAGCAGGGGCGGTCGCTAATCCTTTCATCGATGCCAATTCCGCCCGTAGAGCGGACGCATCTCCGCCTGCGGCTTCGACAGTCGCAATCTCCCGCCTCAGACCTACTTCCGAGCGGCGGGGAGTCAACGCCCTCAAGCCTCGGCGGACAAGATTCGACAGCGGCTGCCCCGGCACATTCATGCCTTCTTGCATCCGCTCCACTTCCCCGCCACCGGCCATGCCCTGAACCGGCATGCCGTCCATGATTCCTGCGGCCTCCATAGGAGCCTCGGGAGCCATCTGGGGCTGACCCATCTCCATACCAGCCTGAGCCGGCATAGCGGCTGTAATGCCTTGAGGGGCGGCCATAGCCTGATCCTGCATCATCTGCCCTGCAAAGGCGGCTGCCTGCTGCTGAGCGACCGGGGGAGCCACTTCCTGCTGGGCTGCCATCTGCCGCTCAACCCGCTGGCGATCCTGCTGGCGGCGCTGAATCTCAGCCATAACGAGGTACGGGGGGTAGCCCCGCATCGGCTGCTGGGCTTCTTGCAATAAGGACTGGTCGCTAAAGGACTCTAAGTCCTTCTGTTGGTCAATCAGGCTCATCGATTAGCCCCCTCGGAGTGCGTTGTAAAGCCCAAGCCCTGACAGTCCCGCTCCCAGCGTGGACTGGAACAGGCTCGGCTGTTGCTGGAATGTCGAAACCGTTTGCTGCGGCTGAACCGGAACACCGCGAAGGATGTTGGAGTAGAAGCCCAACTGCCCTTGCGTGTAGCCCATCTGGTTCAGGAAGTCCTGATAGCCGACATCGAGCGAGGCTTGGTTCAATGCGCGCTTACGCTGACCCACTGCCTCCTGTTGGCCGAGCCGCTCAATGTCCAAAGCCTGCTGGGCTTGGCCTAAATTGCCAAGAGTCTGTGCGGCTGCCAGCTGTTGCTGACGGCCAGCTAAGTCTTGCTGCAGGCCAGCCAACCCGAACTGAGTTTGCTGCTGACGGGAAGCCTCACGAGCCGCTTCCTGACGCGCAGCCAATTCAGCTGACGCCAGACGCTGTTGCTGCGTGGTCTGTTGGGCAGCCAATCCCATTTGAGCCGCCGCTTGTCGAGCCGCCTCTTGCGCCTGAAAGCCTGACAATCCGCTGGCTGCTGCGGCCTGACGGGCAGCCTCTTGAGTTTGGAAGCCAGCCAGCTGCGCCTGACGATCACGCTCGTACTGCTGCATGGCAGTTTCGTACGCAGCCGCACGTCCCTTGGCAGTGACGTCACCCACTTGTTCCAGAATATTGCGCTGCAGTTCTGAACGCTCAAGAGCCTCGCGGTATCCGCCGCGACCACCCGCTTGAGCAGCTGCCTGACTAATACCCGTTCTTGCTCGTTCAGCCCCCTTCTCTAACTCACGAACCGCCGCACTCGTCACTGCCTCCTGATACGGAGTCATGTATCGAGAAGCCACCTCGGAGGTGAATGGCCCAACGCCACCAAGTATCCCTGCCTGATATGCCGCTGGGCCAACGCCGGCTTGGTAGCTGGCAGTGATATCAGTTGGGGCGTAGGCTGCCGTGAAAGTGCCGGGTTGGTATAGCTGTGCAAAGTTAAACGCACTCGGGCCTGCCTGCGCAGCCTGAGCAGCAACGCCAGTGGCTGCGGCAATCTGTTGCGGAGTGGCCAGCGAAGAAATGCCACGCTGTGCGGCTAGCTCCGCCTCAGTGAAATCAGCAAGCCTTGCGCCTGTATACGGCTGATAGCCCTGAAGGCTCTCGGTTTCTGCTCTCTGGAGCAGACGCTCGAAATACGGGGCGGCGTACTCAGGCAGTGCCTGTTGGTAGACCGTGGTGCTAGTGGGTGCTGTTTCTGCCATTGATGTTTCCTCTAATCAAGCAGGCAAGACTTTGGCTGAGTTAATGGGTCGCGCCTGCTTGGTTGACCCAGTTTTATCTTTACGAACTCGGGACATCATCTGTTCAAGTTTATGCCTTCCCGAGTCACTATTCCCATCTCCGAGCATGCTGACCACATCAGCAGGGATGATGAACTCGCCCGGCGAGACTGCGACCCGTTCGCTGCTGCCAATCACGCCATCGACCATATCGTCCATGCCGCCAGTGTGGCCCTCCACCATCCCTTCCTTGCGGCTGCCGTTGGCAACAGACTCTAGGGTCTCCTCGCGGAGTTTGCGGAAGGCACGGTTGCCGTGCAGATCAATGAACTTCTGGATGACATCATCGGTCTGATCTTCCGGCAGCTGCCCTAAGATTGCAGCCTGTGTCAGCGGGATCAGCTGGCGACTGCCATCTGTCATCGGCGCGTCAGAGTCCTCCATCATGGTCTCTTCTATCTCGCCGCCCTCGTTATAGCCTTGGATCATCTCCAAGTAGCCACGAGGTGAGTACGACTTAATCGTACCGCCAACAGCTTTAGGCTCGATGCGATCGTCAGGTGTAGTGCCGGGGCGTGTACCCGGACTTCCACCCGGAGTGGTTCCCGGCTGAGTCGTATCAATCACTGCCGGCGGATTCAGGTTCGTGAAGAACATCCACTCAGGCAGGAAGCCATGGCGGTAGTCTCCCGGTGCGCCAAAGTACTTACGCTCTTGGCCTTCCGGGATATAGCCAAGGCCGCCAGTGCCAGTGTATCCGCCACCGCCACCAACGCCGGCTCCAGCCCCACCCGCAGTGCCGCCAGCCAATGCTGAAAGCAACTGGGCAATTGCAGCGTCCGTTAAAATCTCTTGCCCTTTCTCCTTCAATGTATCCAGCAAACCCGGAGTGTTAATTGGAGTTGGAGCAGTAGGCGGGACGAATGGCGTAGTAGTTGGAATATTTGGCGTCGGCACATTCAAGTCAGGCTCACCCGGCTTGCTGCCTCGAATCACCACTTCCGCTTCGGTCGGGAACATATCCGACGTTAAGTCAATATCGCTATCCACCACATCAAGGTTAAGGACAGGGACATCCACTTCCTGCACTGGCGTACGAGGACTTGTCACCACCACCTCATCGAGCGGAGTCTCGATAACAGGCGTAGCCGGAGGCGGAACAGCCACTACAGGCACATTCACCTGTTGATCTGTTTGCGGCCCAGTCCTCACCGTCACTTGATCAAGCGGCGGTTGAACAACATCAGCAGGAGGCGCTGGCGGAGGCGTAGTCACAACAGGCACATTGGGCTGCTGCGTTGTTTCCGGGCCAGTTCTCACTGTGACCTGATCAAGCGGAGTCTGTACCACAGGCTGCTCTGGAGCAGGTGGCGGGGTAACAACTACAGGCGCATTGGGCTGTTGAACCGTCTCAGGCCCAGTCCTCACCGTTACTTGGTCAAGCGGGGTTTGAACAAGAGGCTCAGCCGGAGGAGTGACAGTGGTCGGCACAGGAGCAGACGGCTGCACCGTCTCTTTGCCAGTCGTCACCTTCACTTCAGGCTGCGTTGCCTGCTGAGCGGCAACTTGTGCTGCTGCCTGCGTCGTTGCTTGAGCAATGCTGTTGGCTTGATTTACTGCCGACACGATCACCGTGTTGGGGTCAGCGACAGTAACGAGCGTGTTGTTGACTTGCTCACCGAGCGGCAGATTGTCCAATGCCCAGTTGTTGTAGGCATCTTTGATTCCGCCCAACGCAGTCTCAGCAATAAAGCTAAGACCGCCAGCGATCAAGCCAGCTTTCAATGCGTCCTCGAAACTGCCCCCTTGCAAGGCAGAGCCAGATGCGCCAATGATGGCAGAGCCAAGCGCAGTTGTGCCTGCCTTGCCAAGTCCAGCAAGGCCAAGTTTTGCACCAATCGAGCTAGAAGCCACTGCATCGCCAAGCGCAAATGGCACACCAGCAAATGCCAGAGCCACTGTGATCAGCGGGATAGTCAGGTTCTGCTTGGTTGACTTCATGCCAACCTGATCAGCTGCCGTGGGATATCCAACGCCACCCGAAGCCTTGAGAGCAGCAATGTCTTTTTGCATCGCTGCGTTCTTGTCTATCGTGTAGATGTAGTCGCCCACTTTCGCGCCGGGGTACAGAAGCGGGATCACCTTATCAACTGGCATTGCTTCGTAATAGGCGCGGATATCATCTTCAGTCATCGGCCCAGCCATCTGGGAGATGTCCGAAGTTCTCATCATGTTGGCAGTGAAGATGCCCTGCGTCATTTCGCCGGGGTTGAACTTCTCGATGTACTGCTTATCGCCAGAAATGGCCAGATCAAAAGCCTTCTCGAAATTTTTGGCAGCGAGAGCCTGACGAATATCGTCAAAGCGGTTCTTCAGGAAGCTGCTGTATTCATTCATCTGCTCGACGCCCTTCAACTCCTCTGGGGATAGCCCAGCTAAGAAGTTGGCTTCCATCGCAGCAGTGTCTACGCCAGAGTAGAGCGGCTTCATGTTGGCAGCGATAGCATCTGCCTCCGCCTGAGTGAGGCCGTAATCAGCCAGCGTTTGCTGCGGCGGCGCTTCAACTGTCGGCTGACCAATCGGTTTGTACACCGTTGCAGACACATTGGGGTCAACCGAGATCGGACCGATGGCAAAGTTTCTGGCCACATCAACCTGGCCGCCAACTTTTGGCTGGCTGAGCAATGCAGCTAATTCATATAAGGCTTGATCATTAAATCCAGTGCTTTCTGGAATTTCAGCGCCGGGAACAAAGAAGCTGCTGACGTCCACTGGAGCAGGCTGAGAATCAACCGGCGTCACAGGCGGATTATAAATAGGCTCATCTGGAAGCGGCCTGTCAGCAGGAACCGCAGCTTGCTGGCTTCTAGTGTCTGCTGCCTTGTATGTGTCAGGCAGTTGATCGTACGGAGTGCGAACGCCGGTCTCTTCTGGCAAGCGGTTATATGTGCCGTCTGACCACAGGAACCATTCCTCGCTACCTTGATCGTTGAATTGATCAAAGGAGATGAGATCGCCGTCGAACTTGCGCTGCACAATGCCGCCCTCCGCCATTCCCGGTCTGTAGTACGGGTTTGAACTGGGGACAATCTGTGGGTACTTCGTTTGCAATTGCTTGCGACGCTGTGTTTGGCTCGTCAAGAAATTCTGGTACTGCCGGATGTAATCCTCTTCGGCATTGATACGGGCAAGCTCACCGAGGCCTGTTGTCAACGGCAACAACACTCCCGGCTTCTGGATTTGCTCCATGAAATTATCGAGGCCGCCTTCAGTGGCCACCTTCGCCATCTCAATAGGATTGAACTCAGGCGACTTGAAAGCCTCTGAATAGCGTGAACCGAACGTGCCTGTCTCTGGCTTTTTGAAGATGCCGAACTTGTAGCCGGTATCTGCGATGGGCTGGCCAGTCGCAGCATCTACTGCCGCATCTGGCGAAGTGGCGGCAAGATTTCGGCCCAGTCTGCCAACCGATGAGCTGACAAGACCAGACATGATGCCCTTCTCAAGGCTGCCACCACCGATCATGGTTGAGGCAGTGGAGGCCAAGAAGCTAGATACGCCGGGGGAAAATCCGACTGCCTTGAAAGCAGGGCCTAGGAAGGCAGAGCCTACAAATGGCAACAGGTCTTTGAACTTGAATGCCTCTGGTAAACCCGTCATCGGGTTCTCAGTGATGCCACCTAAGTTGGCAAGGTATTTCACTTCGCTAGGAGCGACGTGCATCAGCATGGTGTCGCCATAGCGACCCTGCTCAGCCAATATCCCTGCAAGTCCTTGCATCGTCTGGTTGGGCATCTTGATTACTCTCTCGAAGTTTCAACGCCGAATATGTTGAAAGCCACATTCGTTGCGCTGGCATAAACCCGAACCCTGTCAGTCTCGTTCAGGGTCATTCCGATAACGACTAGCAGCGTATCTTTCGCGCCGATCACATAGTCGTAGTAGATATACTGCTTTGTGCTGTTAGCTTCGTTAGCCACTGCCACAGAAATGCGGATCGTGACTGGCGAAGAGCCAGTGTTGCAGACCGTAATGCTGCTGATAGTGGCCTGCGCTTCAGCAGGCACAACATACAGGTCTGCTGATGTCGTGGCGGCGGGAGAAGCCTGACCAAGTACTTTGATTGAGTCTGCCATATTAAGGGTCTGTTAAATCCCAGTAAGACATTGCGCCGATCCCATCCCCTGTTCCAGTAATAACTCTAACTGCCAGCGTGTAGATGTCGCTGACGTTTGCCAGAGTTACTCCAAGCTGGAGATCGAAGTTGTATGAAGAGATTTCGTTGAATGGCGTTGAGGACAGTACACCGGAAGAGGTGTAATCCAGCTTCACGATCTCTCCGCCGGTCATTGATGTGGCGGCAGTGTCGAACTCTACGTTCGTAGAGAGGCTGCCAAACGAAGCCCCAGTCAATGTCGGGTTTTTAACTAACACCACTTCGAAATAGTCTGATGCTGAAGTCGGCATAAATGAGTAGCCGTTCGGGATGACAACAGCGCCGAGGTTGGTGGACTTAAGGCGAATGGATGTCAATGGGTAAAAAGAAGTTCCAATGCCCGTGGTTTCTGTTGTCTCTCTAGCCCAAGTTAACTGAGAGCGTTGCTCGTAACCGCCCTCGCTTGCAACAGAAGAGCATATTTGCTTCATGCTCTTGGTTCCCGATATGGCGCCAGTGTTCGTTATCTCGTAACGAAGCGGCAGTATCGCTGTCTGCATATAGACCTCTGTCAGCGAGTTGGCATTGTGAAATGTGTGAGCCACAATGTATTCGCCATCGATGACGAACCCACAGCGAACCGAGCCAACGCCAAGCCACTCAAAATCCATGAATAGGATTTGCGTCTTGGTTTCATCCAGAGTGACGCCACTAGGGCCGGTTCCATCCAGCTTGTCCCCGTTCCAACTGGATTGATTAACAGTCCTTGCATCGCTTACAGAACCGCTCGTATAGGTTCTGACAACGAAAGAGAGGGCATCGTCATTCTGCTGGAAGAAGACGCCATTGTTCGTGTTGAAGTAGCCGACCCTTTGGCGCAAGTTGGCTTCACCAGCCGCCATCGTGAAGGTGGCTAGAATCAACAACGACTTGCCCGGCTGATACGGGAACACTCGCCTTGTCTGCCTAACAACCTCGTCCCCAGATGCCGATGTAACTTGCATCCTGACGGCTGACTCGTTAGAGAGGAACGTGACCGTTCCAGAACCCGATGTGGATTCTGAGAACTGCGGGTCTTTAGCGTATCGGTTCTGGCTGTCAAACAGCGTATAGGGAGTGGAAGTCCTTAGTCGGCCAAACGCATCTAGCGTCGTGCCGCCGTAGAAAACTTCTTGACTGCCTTTTGGGTAAACCGAAATCACAGGGCTTCTCCGCCGCTAGCCGATATCGTGCATCCGGTAGCTGACGCTTTCACTTGGATCGTATCCCCAGCATTGAGTATCTGCATCCCACACCACTGCAGCGTGCTGTAGGCAGGCAGCGAGGCGTTATAGAGGATGGCGTTGCTGGCACTGGCCGTCCCCGCCGAAGGCACTAGAGACACGTATACGCCAATAGGGGAGCCTGTCGTGTTGCAAATATCCATGTCCTTGACGTAGGTTCTCGTGGACGCAGGGGCCGTATACAGCGTCGTATACGATGTCGTAATGGCTGCCTGCCCGAGCTTGAGGCCTGTGATGTTCTGGAATGCCATTAGCAGCTACCCCAGCTGCCTAGCCAAGCCCCGACATTGTTAGTGGTTGTCTGGGATGGGTAGAGCGGCATGAACTGAAACCGCTTCATGGCAAGGCTGCCCACGCTGTCCCCTTGAGTTTTGGCACGGAGAGTCTCGGAGCGAAGCTCCTGGATTTCCAGCTCTAAGGTTCTGCGAGTTAACGCTTCATTGAACTTGTCGTAAGCAGGGGCTGCAATTGGCAGCGTCAGTGGAATTCTGCCAGCCATTAGCGTTGACCATCCGTGCGAAGATCAAACCGAAGGTCGCCTAATCGCCACCCGTATCCTAGGCCAGCACTCTCCACTCGAACCGCCGCCTGACGCATGCGGTTTCTGACAAATACCTGATCAGTGGAGGAACCCACTGTCGAAGTGGATTTAGTGTTCAAGCTCTGCAATGGGTAATCCTTGCCCTTAATGACAAGGCTAATCATATTCGAACTGGTGGAGCCTTGGAATTTAAAGTCTGGGATAACCCTAGACATGAACATAAATTTCTGACCCGGATCAAGCTCAAGACTGCCAGACTCGATATAGGCAGTTAATGGGCTGCCATCAGCGTCGTAACCTATTTCATGCTGATAGAGATACCCAGAGCCATTAACTTTGCCAGCGGCAATCGGGAAGTTCTTCAGTGCGGAGTCATAGTAGGCAGTTCTTTCCATCGTGCCGATGTACCAGATTTCTTCCTTGTAGTTGTAAGTGACGTAACGATTCACTTCCTGTGAGCTGCTGGACGGGTAGTACCAAGTCACTTCGGAGAACTTGGAGTTAGTGGCGGCAAATATCTTGTATGCCTGCCCCAAGTTGATATCAGAGAAGACGTAATTCAGGACAGTACAATCCAAGGTTTGAACCGCTCCGTTGTAAACGTAGAAGTTGCCTTCGTCCATAAAGAAGACAAGGCCGTTTGCATCCGCTACGCAATTCGGAGATATACAACCGTGATAGTCCGAAACCAACGAGAATGAATAAACAAATGGAGAACCCACATAACGCATGCTGTATACGCCAGCGTCAGTGAATATCAGAACTTCTTGCTTGGTCTTTTGTGCCGTCACAACGTAAGAGCCAGAGCCTAGCAACTGACCGCCAGCGTCATTAGTGGATGTTGGTGTCCAGTCGATCGCGCTATCTGACTCTGACCAGCGAACAAGTAGCGGGTCTATGTTGGTAGAGCCAATTGGATTGCACCCAAACGCAATCACTTGAGCAGCGTTTTCGCTCACCATGATTTGAGTGGCTGCTACTGGCGCATCGGATGAGCCACTAACGGCAGTAAGAGCGACGCCTCTGGAGCTAGTCCCGAGGCTTTGATCCCAATAATAAACGCCGCTTCCACGAACATTGAATATCAAGTCATTGCCATAGTTGTCTTGAGACCAGAGTCTCAATTGGCCTGACGGCGTAATGGCAGTGGAAGAACCCCAAGCGCCATAACCCCAAGGACCAATACCCCAGCCAGTGCTTGGGACGTAAACATCCAAGCCGACATTGATCTGGTAGACGGCCACAACAGAAGCACCGCCACCAGATACTGCCCCGCTAGCGCAAGGCGTGGCCACTATGATCTTGTAGCTGTTAGCGTTAATAATCTGGGTAATCTGATGCTCTTTGTTCAGATCGCCTGCCGGGATACCATCGAATCCAGACGCCCCGCTGTAAGTGACGAAATCACCCACCACGGCTCCGTGGTTAGTGTCTGCTACTGTGACCTCAGTAGACCCAGCTGCCCCGCTAGTAAACGGGTTGTTAGCCATTGGGTTAACTGTCTTACGAATCGGCGTGATGTCGTAATACGAGCTTCCCTCATTAACGTAAAACTTTAGGTTAGTCCCAAAGCTTAAATACGTTGTGAACGTATTAGTGGCCCAATCGAATATTGATCGGCAAGTTCCCAAGAATGTGGAGTCAATATACTTCTGCCAGCCGCCAATCTTTTCAGGCCTGCCTTGCCGAAAACGAACCTTATCGGAATCAAACCAGCCACCGTCAGCCGTATATTCGGTGCCTTCCTTGTTCACACCAGGCTGAAATTTCGGCTTCGTTAAGGCCATCTATCCTCCAACTAAACTGGTGCTAAGTGAGCGAAGATAGATACAGTGATCTTTCGTCGCGCCTTCTTTTAACTAATCCTGGTAGTACTCTGCCGCCAGCCTTTGTCCACTTTAGGAACTCTTCGGCAGCTTCCTCGAAATCCCCTCGATTGGTTTTCATCCGAAGGGAAGAACGCTGGAGATTGCCGAGACCCACGTTGAAGGCAAAACTGACGAGAGAATCGAAGATTCCCTGACGGCCAACAGCAGCAGGGCAAAGTCGAACCACGCCACGCTCAAACCGACCAAGGTCTTGAGCAAGGATAGAATCAACTTCGGCCACAGTGAGGACGCGATCCCAGCCTGCGGGTATCGGTAGATTACGTCGTTCCTCATACTTCACCGCCGCATGGGCTGGATCAATGACATGACCAACCCCCACCGTCCACAAGAGAGCAGGGCAGCGGTAAGGCTTAGTCCTTACCCCCTCGTGGTGTTTGATCATCTCGATAGCAGCAGGGCTGACTTTCACTTCTTTCCAAAAGCCTGAGTACCAAACCAGAAAGCAATAATGGACGAGAGGATTAGCATCTCGTCATCCGAAAACACTTCCGCCATCGCGGCAGCAAACGGCACACCCGTATTGTAGGCGTACCAGACGCCAGCAATATTGATGGCGACAAGCTCCAGCACGAAGATGTAGGTGACAACCGGACGCACCGAGGCGCGTAGGTTAATCATCCACTGTGACGCGCCTTTACCGATTTCCATATCGTGCTGGTACAGAGCTACTCGCTCTTCGGCTGCGGATTGAACCTGAACCTGCTCCAGCTTGATCTCTTCAACCCGGGCTTGAGCAATAAAGCCACGCTCTGCCAGGGCTAGTTCCCGCTCCTTCTGAGCGGCAACCAGGGCTAACTCGTGCTTCTTGTCCTGCCTGTCTTGGAATATCTGAAGGATTTTAGGAAGTCCACCAGCGAGGAAGGACAGGAAAGTGGAAATCATTGTCATCATAAGTTGGCCCTCATTTATCCCGCTTGTTAACGAGATCAAACAGAGTTTTGATTTTGTCTTCCAGCACTGCGACTCTTAAATCCAGTTTCGATAAGACAATGATCAGTGTGATTAAAGCAAGAATTACCGGCCAAGCTCTTGTGAAAATCTCAAAAAGCTCCACGCTGACCACCGTCTACAAAAAAAATAGAGACTGAAACTGCCGTCATTTGTTTCGCTCCTCTATTAGCTTTACACGCACTTGCAAGTCATGGATGTCTTCCATGATGTCGTCTTTTAATTCTTGGCGACGAGCGGCGCTCAAGGGGCTATCTGTGGGAACGCCATCCTCGGTAATGAGAATAGGAATTTTGGATTCAATGGCAATTAGACGATTGTTGAACGATGCAATCTCCGCCAATAGCCAGCCCACAGCTGCCAGCAGGACTGGAAACAGCATGTCCACAATCTTCTGCATGTTCATTTGTCTGCCTTCTCATCCAGCTTATCGAAGATCTTACTCAGCATATTTTTAATGTCGTCAATGTCTCGCTGATACGTTGTTTGAGTAACGTAGTTAAGCGGCATATTGCGAACGTCTTTATCCAAACGCTCAATGCTGCGGGTGATCTGGTTAAGAGACCACCCACCGAAGAACGCCGCCACACCCACTACAATATTGAAAAGCACTTGAAGTTCCATTTAAGTGTCCCGGCTTATATGGGCTGACCATCGACAGTGATGTCGAACTCATTGCTGACCACCGCAGAGGCAGTCACAGGCGTCGGCTCGGTGGGGTCAACAACAAGCGGCGGGTCAACCACTTCATCCCCTTCCTCGATCTCCTCCTCGATGACGGCGGTTAGCGGATACTCGCACTCCACCCACGCCATCTCGCTGTGGTTCCAGTTCCATTGGTAGCCGGGACGATCCTCGGGCTTGGGATCACGCACGACCCACTCGCCGTTCAGCCACGCGACTTCTTTGCCCTCTGGCGCTTCTGGCTTGGCAGGAACTTCATACCATCCCTTGTTGTTGTCTGTGACTTCAACCGGGTAATGGCCTTTGAAACTATAAAGAGTCATGTGTCACCTTACAGGGTCAGGAACGCCGTAGTCGGCGGGGTGAAGTTGCTGGTGTAACGGGCGATGCCTTTGGTGATGCGAACATCCTGCAAATACCCGGCATATGGATAATCTGCGTTCCAACCGGTTGTACTTGTTACGCCACCGACGGTTAGCGGGTAGGACGAAGTGGTATTTGAATTACTCGCACTAGTTGGAGTACAAGACAAAATTCCATTAACAAAAATTCTTACCGTGCCGTTATATCTAGTGATTGCAACGTGCGCCCACGTTCCAGCCGCAAGAACGTTTCCGGTTGTTACTTGGGTTGTTGCGCCATTAAAGAACGCAGAGATAGTCGCGTTAACCTGAAAAACACCGTACCCCACATTTCCCGCGTAATGTTGCATACCCAATATACAACTGTAACCTGATGCAGCAGGGGCAATCGTGTCCGGTCGCATCCAAAACTCAATAGTAAAATCACTTCCAGACAGCAGGTTTAGGTTGGTAGTAACACCGTACCCATTCAACTGATCCCCGCTACCATCGAAATACATCGACGACCCGCCGAACTTGCTCTGCGTCGTGCTGATCTGCGCGTTGCCCACCGTCTCAAGGTCGTTCTTGGACGTAGCGTCGTAGATGCCTGCGTTGGTGAAGTTGGTGAGCAGTTGTGTTCCAGACACCGCAGTTAGCGGAGCCGTTGGAATTGTGTAAGTCGTTCCAGAGTATTGAGCGGTTCCTTTTAACACGCGAATATCTGAAAGGTATCCATTCCACGGAGTTGCGGTTGGGTACTCTGCGCCAATGCGAATTCCGTTGTTTGCCGTTCCGGTAAACGTATTGTTGCTGCTTAACTGCGCTTGTCGCTTGCCGTTTGCGTACAGGGATATGTTATTGCTGCCTGTGCCGCTTCTCACCAAAGCAAAATGCGTCCATTGGCTAGGAACCATGGAGTCACTACTGATCATTGTTGACCCGGCCACAGATGCGCGGAGCGTTGCCGATGCTGTAGACACCCACATCTCTATGCCAGAACTTCCAGCCTCACCAAGTTGGAAAAACACAATGGTTGATCCGTAGTTTGATCCGTTAAACCAACCCTCAATCGTAAAGTCGCCGTCCAGCGAGTAAGCAGAACTGTTTGCGATTTGCAGGTAATCCCCGCTCCCATCAAAATACCCACTCCCGCCATACGTCGCTGCACTCCACGCTGCCGTGGGGTTGAACGGGCTGAAGGCTTGGACAGATACATCACCGTTGCGCGTGATGGCAAAGGCGTTGCTGCTGTTGTCTACAAAGCGGTTGCTCTGACAGGTCAGCAGGGAGGTGTTGGTGATAGCGGTGAGTGGCGTTGTGCTAGGCGTAAAGTTAGCCGTGTAGACGGCGGTGCCTTTGACAAGACGCGCATTAGAAATGTAGCCGGGGAAATATGAACCGGCTGCGGCTCGGCTTGTGTAAGCGCCAATCGTGACGCGCTGCGAGGTTAAGTTTGTGGAGTTACTAACGCTTCCAACTTCTAATCCGTTAATAAACAGTTTTAACGTAGACCCGCTGCGAGCCATCGCAACGTGCTGCCATTGATTTGTCGTCAGGTTGGACGAACTGCTTAAAACAACCGACGACGTTGCAATGTCTAAACGGCCAGTAGTTGTGTATTCAAGCGAGAACCCACCGCCAGATGGAGTGCTTTCGCGTTGATCAATAATGACGTTTGAACCAGAGCCGGGAAGTGACGTTGGGTAAACCCAGCATTCAACCGTAAAATCTCCGGTGCCGTATGCAAACGCAGCATTATCGGCGGGGTACAGAAAGTCCCCACTACCATCAAAAAAGTTCCCCCACCCCGTCTGCGAGAACGGCGAGAACGTACCCTGCGTCGTGTTGCCATTGCGGGTAATCGTGAAGTTGTTGGTAGACGAGTCTAGGAACGTATTGTTCTGCGCTCCGTTGGTGCCGTTACCGGGCAGCAGCAGAGTGGTGTAGTCAAAGTACGGATCGGCAGTCAGCGTGACCGTACCGCCAATGTTCGGGAACTCTGCCGTTGGAGGCGTAAAGTTGTAGGGGTAGCGGCCTACGCCCTTGGAGATACGCCAATCGTCAACGTATCCGTTCCAAGGCCAAGTCCCTCCCGGCTGCTGTCCAATGTTTAGAACCTTGGACGTAGAACCGATGGAATTCGTATTCGCAATCGTGGCAAACGCTGTGCCGTTGATGTATGCCTTGATAACACCAGCATTGCGCGACGCAGCAAAATGATACCAAGTGCCAGTTTTAATAAGGCTTGTTGCAAAAAAACTAGTATTTGCGGTTGTCAAAAAGCGCAGCGACCCATTGTTTTCAATCTGGATCAACCATTCATCTGACGTACCTGTAGTCCAAGTGCCGCCCAAAACGTAATATTGATTTGCAAATGAATTCAAATAGAACCAGCCCTCAATTGTAAAATCGCCGGTTCCGAAGTTCATGAACTGGTTGTAGGGAATTGTTAAATAATCCCCCGTCCCATCAAACGACATAGACCCCGTGCCGTACTTCTTGACCGAGGTGCTGATCTGGGCATTGCCGACCGTCTCGTAATCCGCAACGGCAGCGTTGTCAAAGATACCGGCGTTGATATTTGCAGACAGGAAAGCCGTATTGGTAACAGCAGTCAATGGAGCAGTCGGAACCGTAATGCTAGTTTGAGTCGGATCATAGATGGCAGACCCGTTTACGATTCGGCAATCAGTTATGTATCCGGTGAAATAGTCTTGAGCCTGCTTGCTTCCGATGGTCATTGTTTCCGTGCCGCTGTTAAGCGTCGGATTGCTAGTGTCAGTCCCAAACCTTGAACCATTTAAATATGCAGAAATTGTGCTGCCGTTACGCACAACTGCAAAATGG